ACAACGCCGACGGCAGCGTCGGATTCACCTCTTCCGGCGGATCGCGTTCCGACCGCCACGGATAACACATGCACTACAACGCTCAGTACGGATTCCGGGGCCATCCGGCAACCAAGCCCCTCCGGTGGACTCTGGCCAACACGGCTGGCACCACCTTCAGCACGGCCATCGCGTCATCCATTGCGGATGCCGCCGATCCCCCGTCATCGAACATGGCAACGGGACGGTTCGTCATCACGACCGAGAAGCCGATCCTCCAGCTTGTCGCTCTCGTCAGCGACGCCGACAACGAGACGGCAACCTTCGGGATCTACGGGTTCCGCGAGATCGCCGACGGTCCCCGGTCACTGACGCCATACTGGACCTTCTCGACGCTGATGACCGGATCGGTCACGGCTGGTGCGAAGCAGTACAGCGGCAGCGGAAACACACGGTATGCGGACACTTGGACGATCTCCACGGTGTCCCTGCCTGTGACGGCCTACCGCACGATCGGCATTGCCGACGATGTCTCTGTCCTTGAGTTTGACACTCGGGACTGGGACGGTATCATGGTGGTCGGTTCGCTCAACAGCGGAACCGGTGCATCCGTGAACTTCGCATACAGCGGTGCGACTCTCTGACGAAAGGGAACGATGAGAACGGCTCTGATTGATGCGGACATCGTGGCCTACCGTGCGGCACTCCAGTGCGAGACGGAAGGCGTTGACGAGGCGGAGAGGGCAACGGACTGGATGCTTCGTCACTGGGCCGCACTGGCCGAGGCTGACGAGTCCATCTGCTGCCTCTCCTCCCCGAAGTCGTTCCGGTACGGACTCTGGCCGGACTACAAGAAGTCCCGCATCGACAAGCCCCGTCCCGTCCACCTGTCTGCGTGCAAGGAGTTCATCCGGTCCAACTACCGGGTTGCTCCCCACCACGAAAAGCTGGAGGCGGACGACATCCTCGGGATTCTGGCGACGAACGGACGGGTCGAGAACCCCGTCATCGTCACGATCGACAAGGATCTCCGTCAGATTCCCGGCATCCACCACAATCCGGACAAGGAGACGACCACCGTCATCAGTCCGGAGCAAGCCGAGGAGGTGTTCCTGTATCAGTGGATCAGCGGTGACAGCACGGACGGATACCCCGGCATCCCCGGAGTCGGTCCAAAGAAGGGTCAGAGGCTCGTAGAGGCCGAAGACCCTATCGCGGCGATCATTGACGCATACAAGGAACGAGGTTTCTCGATGGAATACGCACTCACCCAGGCACGGGTGGCGAAGATCCTCGACGCCTCGCTATGGGACAAGCGGCGGAAGGAGGTGATCCTGTGGGATTTCACGCCGCTTCAGGCCCCCTAACGAGTCCTGTCAGGGTCCGTATAACCTTTTCCGATTCAATGAGATGGCCTCTGTGCCTGACTCGCTGGATCGGCAGGTCACGCCTGACCCATGTGCATGTCGAGGTTGAGGACTGGTCGCTGGCCCCAAGGGTCAGGGGATCGGTCTGGATACCTACGGCAACGGCAAACAGAATCCATCCGGCGGTCAGGGTCGTTGACCTTGGCCGCCGGTTTGTCGATGTGTCCGCCCTGCTGACTCTGACGGACGGGTGGACATGCAGCAACGCTGTGTGGCCTCACCTCCGCTGGTGGTTCCTTGGCGGGCCGTGCCCGATGAACTGCGTCAGGCTGGCCTCGCTGGCCCTGTCGCACATCGGGATCATCACCCAATCACGAACACCGGACGAGATGTATGAAGAACTCCGCACCGGAGCCGATCATCACGCTGGAAACCCTCCAGTGGCTTGACCGCCTCTGTCCACCGATCACGGCTTCGATGGTCTACAGGGCCACGACGCTAGACCAACTCAAGTACGCAGCCGGAGCGAGGGCCGTCTATGACGCAGCCCTGATCCGCTACCAGAAGCAACGAGGCATTCATGGGAATATTCGACACCCCGGACTCTCCAGCACCGGCCCCGGTGAAGACGCCGGAGCAGATAGCGGACGAGGCCGAAAAGGACCGCGAAAAGGCCGCAAGGTCAGCAGCGGACAGCCTGGCGGGGAACCGCCGGAGCCGGGCCTCGGTTCGTAGCGTGGTCACGGGCCTGTACATTCCGGGGGTGAGCGATGTCTGAACTCATCCGAACCCGGTATGACCGACTAGCCGGTATCCGCGAGAACCGAATCGACATCGCCCGTCGGTGTGCCTCGCTGACGATCCCCTCCCTGTTTCCGGAGGAGGGCGTCAATGACACCACCGAGATCCCGCTCACCTACGACTCGACCAGTGCCCGTGGAGTCTCGTCCCTTGCGGCGAAGATCACGGATGCGGTGTTCCCCCCGAACGCCCGGAGCCTGTTCGAGATCACGGTGGACCAGACCAAGGTTCCTCCGGGAACCGACACCTCGGCTGACCAGCAGGTTCTCAATCGCCTGTGTCGGCTGGTGTCGGATCGGCTCTACAACACCAACCTCCGGACGATCTTCACCGACTCCAACGAGATGATGCTCGTGGGCGGTCAGGACCTCATCTGGTATCACGACGACTTCACCTTCTCAAACCACTCCCTTGAGGACTTCGTGGTTCGACGCCTGCCCAACGGCAAGGTCGTCCATGTCATCCTCCGGGAATGGCTGGACCCTGACGCACTGCCCGACGAATGGGGCTCGATCCCGAAGGGTCAGGGCAGCGGGATCGAGGAGGCGTGCTACACCGAATGTGTCCTCAGGGACGGGGTGTGGTACGCCACCAAGGAGTTCCGTGACGCAACCGTAGACAGCGGCGAGTACGAGTACCAGCCGTTCGTCGTCAACGGATGGCGTCGCATACCGAAGCAGCACTACTGCCGGTCATTCGTCGAGGAGAACGAGGGCGATATCCGCATGGCGGAAGTCCTCGGCAAGTCCCTCAAGGAATGCTCGGTCATCGCGTCGAAGCTGCTGATGGGCGTCGATCCAGGAGGCATCACCGAGATCCGGGACATCGAGCAGACCGAGAACGGTCAGTTCATCGGAGCCCGTCAGGGCGAGATCTTCCCGATCCAGGCTGCGGCCCCGGCCCAGATGCAGACGATTCAGCAGGCCCTCGGCCTGTACCGTCGGGACATCGGCAAGACATTCCTCGATCCGGGCTCGATCCAGCGTAACGGCGATCGAGTCACGGCTACTGAATGGACCGCCATGCTTCGCCAGATGGCGGGCACTCTCGGTCCCAACTTCAGCAACAAGGCCGACGAGGTCCAGATCCCGATCATCCGCCGGACGATTGCCCTCATGGTGGACCGCAAGGAGATCCCCAAGGATGTCCTGAAGAACATCGAGCCTGGCAAGCTACTTCAGCTTCAGGTCCGAACCGGCCTGACCATCCTGAAGCAGGAGATCGAAGAGGGTGAACTCGCAGAGTTCGCCACGCTCGTCGCCCAGCTTCCGCCCGTTCAGGGCGAGGTCAAGTGGGACGGGTGGCTCAATCGGTTCGTCACGGCGAAGCGGTGGGACACCGTCGGCATCGTCAAGACGGAAGAAGACAAGAAGGCAGAGGCCGAACAGGCCATGCGTATGCAGGTCGCCCAGCAGGGGATTGCCTCTGCCGGACGAATGGCTGAGAACGCAGCGAGACAATGATCCATGAGCGACGAGAGCAACAAGACAACCCAAGAAACCAGTCCGGTCGATCAACTGATCCAGACCTTCGAGGCCAAGATCCGGGCCGACCCCAACCAGATCCCCGACAAGTACCGTCGGGCAGATCCCGAGGAGTCGATCAAGGCGGCGGTGCAGGGCTACGCCGAACTGTACCGAGGCTTCACCCAGAAGGCACAGGAGGCCGCCGATCTCCGGAAGCAACTGGAGAGTCAGCAGGCCAAGGCTCCCGAACCCTCTCCGGAGGTGAAGGGAGAGACTCCTCTCGGCCTTCCCGATCCGCCGAAGTCGGACGGTCCTGACCTTTGGAAGAAGGTCGAGACTGCCGTCAGCCGAACCGGGGAACTCCCTGACGACCTGCGTAAGATGCTGGTCGCACAGGGCATTCCCGACACCATCATAAACGCCACACTCAGCGGGTATCAGGCCCAGCGGAAGCAGATCCTCACCGAAGCGGCCCAGCTTTGCGGCGGTGACGAGAACCTTGCGGCCATCCAGTCATGGGCGGCATCGACCCTGTCTCCTGAGGAGCGTCAGACTACCCACATGGCACTCCAGTCCCCCGCGTGGAAGACCACGCTGCTCGGCCTGAAGAGTCGGTGGGAAGCAGATCGCGTGACCAAGAACGAGCCGAAGCCGACGCCAGCCGGTGCCCCGGTCTACGGCAAGCCGGGACTCAAGCCGTTCGGATCGAAGCAGGAGCAGCTTGCTGCCTTCTCCGATCCCCGGTATCAGATGAGTCCCGAGTACCGGCAGGAGGTTACTGAGCGTCTATGGCTCACAAACAATCCGTCACGGTAATCCTCACCTGTCTGCTTCTCGTGGGCTGTGCCCCGGCCTCGTGTTCCCACACGGCGAACATCAGTCGGGCAGCCACCGAGATCACCAAGCAGGCCGAGGTCATCAAAAACCACAGCAAGGACATCATCTCCGAGGCTCAGAAGCCGATGCCGGACCCGTCTGAGATCGTGCGTTCAGCCTCGGCCATCAACTCAGCCGCCAACTCGATCGAGTCCGATGCGAAGTCGGTGGCCGTTTCCGTCGGCAATGTCGAGGACGCCAAGAACCAGTGGGTCAACCTGCTGGAGTGGGTGTCCATCGCTGCCGTCGTCATCGGAGCCGCCGTCCTCAGTTGGTACTGGGGACTCGGGAACCTGCTGCGTCCGCTCTTTGCCCGTGTCGGTGCCATGTTTGCCTCTGACCGGAAGCGGTCTGAGGCCAAGCCGGCAGCCGATGTCATTCACGGCAAGGCCGATCCCAAGGAGCTTGTCTCCGTGATGCGGCTCGATCCCGTGACCAACGAACTGTTCAAGAAGGAGAATTGAGATCATGGGTTTCATCGCATTCTGTCTGGTCGGACTCACCGGTGCCCTTTGCGGGTACATCTGCGGCCATCTCTGGCCGATGAAGTTCCTCCAGAACAAGATCAACTGACCAAGTGAACCGAGAGCACGACACCAAGCGTGCCCGGTCAATGCCTATTGGTGTGCGGCACCGACATATTCGGGCTTTTGGAAAACACCCGGCTCAGCCGGAACGGGGGTCCAGTCCCCCATAGGCAATCACAGGTGGGTGAATACGCTCAGTGGGAGAGCGCCGGACTGATAGCCCGGAGGACGGAGGTTCGATTCCTCCTTCACCCCTTCACCTTCCCCGCTGTGGGGGAGGCTTCACCATTGGTCCGACAACTTCGGGCCGTAGACCGCGAAAGCCCGACGAGCGACCGTCGGACACCAAGTAGCGACACTCTCGGTAGGTTGACCGTCGGACTTGTCCACAAGGACCATCCGACCAATGTCTTCTTCGATTCTCGTTCGTCCGATGACGAACTTCGCGACGGCTGCGGCCTCTCGCGACGCCAACGAAATGTTCCTCACCGCTTGGCAGGGCGAAACCCTCCAGGCGTTTGAGACTGCGATCACCCTCGCACCGAAGCTCCGTCAGGGCTTCATCGCCCCAGGCTCCATCACGGCCCGCGTGCCGAAGACCTGGAAGGCCGGTAGCGAGATCCACGAGGCCGGGGCCGAGATCCTCGGTCAGGAGTTCGAGACTGGCTACGAGGAGTTCGGGCTCGATACCCGTCCGCTCATCACGAGCCACGCCTTCGACTCGATCGACCTCATGCTCGCATCGTACGATGTCCGAGGCCCCGTGACCCGTGCCCAGGGCCACGAGCTTGCCAAGCAGGCCGACAAGCGTGCGTACACCCTCCTGTACAACGCGGCCGTCACCGCCAACGACACCGACGATGCGTTCCCCGGTGCCATCACCGACTCGAACCTCAGCATCAGCGGCGGCGTCTGGACCAACAACAGCCTCGATGTGCTGCACTACAGCGGCATCTCCTCGGCCAACATCGCCACCGCAGGTGAAACCCTCATCAGCGGCATCGACTCTGTTCAGGCCGCTTGGGACGCCCTCGATGTCCCCAAGGAGAATCGGTTCTGCGTCGTTGACCAGTACCTCTTCCTTGCCGCCCGAAAGCTGGGCATCCCTCCGGTTCCGCTTGCCGCCACCAACGCATCGTTCGGCGGCATCCAGAACATGAGTCCATTCGGTGCTCCTCCGAGCACTGCCGGTGTCGGCTACACCGGGGAACTGGACTACAACGGCGTCAAGATCTTCCTCAGCCAGAACTCGCCGTTCAACCAGAATGTCACCACCGGCCCGTCCCGGTGGCGTATGTCCGGCAACGCCAATGTCCGTGCCATCTGCTTCCAGAGCGAGGCCGCAGTGTGGGTCAACCACATGGGTCCGCAGTCTGAGATGGAGTACTCGGTCGCCATGCAGCGTTGGCTCATGGTGTCGAAGGCCATGCACGGCGGCGGCACGCTCCGTCCGTACTGTGCCGTGGTTCTCAAGGGCAACGGCAGCTAACAACTAGGAGAACCAATGCCCATTCCGACCACCACCGTTGACGGTTCACTGAACCCGCTCTCGGGCGTCACGCTCCCGCGTAATGCCCTCATCAACTCCAACAAGCCTTGGTCCACCTACTCCGGGCTTGCCGCTTCGACGACCTATGCTCTGGAGAACACCCCGCTTGACGCGGAACCCGCTCTCTACGCTCTTGTCGTGAACGGCGTCGCCGAGGCTGGTCTTCTCTACCACCCCGGTGCGAGTGCAGCCATCGTGAAGATTGGCGGCTCGACCAACATCGTTGTCGGTGCTTCTCCTGGCTCGACCCAGATCAGTCTGCACAACAACTCCGGCGTCCTTGAGATCCGAACCGGCTCCGGCACCCTTGTCGGCACCACCGTTCATCTCAAGCGGATCGACTGACACAAACTGACGAACTCTCGTCTCCCGCTCCCGGTGGCCCTCGTTGGCTGCCGGGAGTTTTTCGCAACACAACGGACAACCACATGGGACTGCTGACCAAGATCTCCGCCGTCAACCGAATCCTTCAGGCAAGCGGGAAATCTCCCGTATCGACCCTCGGCGGGACCGACACCTCAGCGGCCCTGCTTGCCGAGCGTGAACTGGACTCAGCCGTGCGTCGAATCCAGACGCAGGGCCTGAGCTACAACACGACGACCAAGAAGTACAGTCCCGACTCGAACGGTCGGATCAGCCTTCCGAGCAATACGCTCTCGGCTGACGGGGCATACACCAACTACGAATGCCGATATGGCGTCCGTGGCGGCTCTTCCCCGTACCTGTACGACATGAACAACGACACGGATGTGTTCACCGAGGATGTGTACCTCAAGGTGGTCCGGCTTCTCCCGTTCGAGGACATCCCCGACGCGGATCAGGAGTGGGCAACCGACATGGCTGCGGTGGTCTACCAGATGAACAATGTTCAGGAGAACCGTCCTGACCTTGAGCAGATGGCTGCCATGTCCCGTGCCAAGGCCCGGCAGGAAGAGTGCCGACGCCTCGATGTGAACATCCTCGACTCCTCGTCCTCAGAGCGTCTGGGAGCCCGCAGGGGCTTCCGTCGCCCATCCTGGTGATCCATGCCCCCGATCCGCTTCGGCGTCGCTGACCTCACTGGAGGCGTCTCAACGCAGCCAGACGCACTCCGGTATCCCTCCCAAGTGGAGGAATCCACCAACTGCCTGATGACCTTCTCTCGGGGTCTGGAGCGGCGTCCCGGCACGGTCGGCTATACCGCACTTGCGTCGGCCCCGACGGTTGCCACGAACATCGCGACCCATTGGGTTGAGGTGTCGTCGGCCATCCGAATCCTGCTGATCTTCCAGAACGACGGGACTACCCCGATCAGGGCGTACAAGGCAGACGGCACGGCCATCACCGTCAACTACGACGATGCCGCAGCCAAGACCTATGTCACGGTAGCGTCACCGAAGTCTAACCTTCGGTTCGCCTCGCTGGGCGTGACCACGCTGATCCTGAACCGGACGATCACCACCGACACCAAAAACCCGACCGGGGTTCCCTACCAGTTCGGCGTAACCAATGTTTCGAGCAAGGCCAACGCCCACAATGAGGCGACTTGGGACGACTTCGACCAGCCGCCCAGCGGGACCAATGAGTTCTGGTACGCTCGTCAGACATCATCCGGTCACCTTTCCGGTTGGTGGAAGTCGATCTCGACCTCGGCACTTCCTTGGTACGAGATGGTCGCAACCGAGTCGGACGACTCACTGGTTGACGAGGCGACGATGCCGGTCCAGATCGTCTGGGACGGCACCGATCTCCATGTCTCCATCATCGACTGGAAGCCCCGGTTCTCCGGCGACAACACGACCAATCCCCGTGCCGACTTCTTCGGAAAGCCCCTGACCGATCTTGCATTCCATCGCGGTCGGCTGTGGCTATCAGCCGGTGATGTCGTGTGCTCTTCTCAGGCCGACGACCTGTACAACTTCTGGACTCGTGACTGGGAGAACCCGGCGACGGCCTCCGATCCGATCCAGCTTTCCACCTCCTCCACCGGGGAGGTTGCGAATGTCACCTTCCTTGCCCCGTTTCGCCAGTCCCTCGTGGTCTTCTGCGATTCTGGTCTTGTGATGGAGGCAACGGCCAACGAGACTCTAGGTCCCGATACCGTGGTCTGGCAGCCGTCCTATCGGGTGCTCCGGCTTGCCGGTCGTCCCGATGTCATGGGCAATCGCCTGTACTTTGCGTCGGACTGGGAATCCGGCAACCGAATCCACGAGCATGTCAACATCGACGGAGCCTATGGTGGCGACGCCGAGGACATCTCTCTCCACATCACAAAGTATCTGGCGTCCGGTTCATGCACGATCGAGGCGGCGACGGCCAACATGGCCTTCCTGCTGTTCGACGAGGAGCCGAATGTCCTGTATGTGTACCAGAACCTCGTGGTCGGCGACAACCGGGTTCAGTCCGCCTACCACAAGTGGACATTCCACAACGACATCGCCTCGATCCAGGCCTACGACAACACCCTGTACATCCTGTTCAGGTCGGCGTCGGCTGCTTGGCTTGAGACGGTTGACATAGCGGATCTCCGTCCCGAATATGATGACGAGATCCACCACATCCACCTTGACCGCAAGGTGAAGCTGACCGGATCGTACTCCGCAGCGACCAACCTGACCACATGGACCAAGGCGTATGCTGACAGCAACGCCAAGACCGCCTACCTCGGTGCGGAGTGGGAACCGGCTGAGCGTCATGGCACGGTGCTGTCATGCACTCCTGCCACAACGACCACGCTGACGGCACCGGGCGACTGGTCCGACTACCATGTGGTGATAGGTCGGTCCTACACCTCCTCGGTCACGCTGTCTAAGCCTAAGCCGAGGGATCAGAACGGGGCCGTCATCGTCGGCATCCTGAACCTGAAGTCCATGTCGGTGTTCCTCCGGGACACGGGCATCCTGAAGGCTACGGTATCGACTCAGGGCGGTGCGTCCCGGACAGAGACATACACGGGCAAGCGTGTGGGCACGGCCCAGCTTGGCGTTCTCCAGATAGCCGAGTACGGTCAGTTCGATGTCAACATCTTCGAGTCGGCTGAATCGGCAACGGTGACGCTGGCCTCTGATTCGCCCACCCCGTTCAACATCACCGGCCTTGAGTTCATCGGCACATTCGTGCCAGGACGCAGGACCGTAGCCAACTCATAGGATCAAACATGGGAGTTCTCGAACTAGCCGTTGGTGTCGGTGCGGCAACCGCCGCCACCGGCATAGCGGGTTCAATCCAGCAGAGCCAGTCCATCGACGATGTCAACCGACGCAACGCTGAGAACGCCGCTGCCACCGCTGCGGCCAACACGGCGATTGCCGAGGAGGAGTCCCGTGACCGGGCTGCTTCTCTGGCCCGCCAGTCGGACGCCTATGCGGCTGTAATCCGGACCTCGGCGGAGAGCCGGGGCACTCTTGGAACACGGGTGGAGTCTGACCTACAGGCCGCACTGTCACGCAGGACGAGCCTTGAGGATGCCCGGATCTCCATGAACCTTCAGGCGACCAAGAACGCCATCGCTGCCGGGTCAGTCCCGAACTTCATCCCCCGTGGATCGGCGGTCCTAGACGCATTCGGTGGAGCCCTTGGCGGCCTTCAGACCGGTCTGGGGCTCTACTCGTCACTGACCAACCTCCAACTGTCCAAGGCACAGCTTGGTCAGGCTCAGTCACAGCCGATAGTGACCAACCCATACGGAGAGCCATGAGTCAGTTTCCCAGATCGCAGATCCCGCAGGGCGGTGCTCCCATCCCTCAGGAGTCTCCCCTCAACCTTCCGTTCGTCCAAGCGGACCAGCGGAACGATGTCGGTGTCTCTCCGTGGACCCAGCTATCGACTGTCCTCCGGGGCGTCGGCCAGACCATCGCCGGTGTGGCCGATGTCCAGTCGGAGATGAACATTGCCCGTGCCCGCCAGATCCTGCTGGACCGTCGGGTTGACATGGACACTCGGGAAACAGAGGACCGGAAGCGTGAGGCGGAGATCCGCCGAGAGCTTGCCGAGGCTCGCGTCCTGTATGCCAACAACCCGAAGGGACTTGCCAATGCCATCGCCCCGAAGCTGGAGAAGGTGTCCGACAGCGACCGTCTCAGTACCATTGTCCTGTCCGAACTGGCTCAGGCCAGATCCGAGACGGCCCAGATGGACGAGCGGTCGCAGGAGGTCAAGCTCAACGCCCAGCGTCTTGCCGTGGTGTCCGATCTCGTCGGACGCTCGAAGGACGCCCTCATAAAGAACCAGCAGGACTTTGACTCTGCGGCCAACGATGCCCCGGCGTTCAAGGACTCGCTTCGCCGGAACATCATGGCCCAGCTTTCCGAGGCCGGTCTTCTGACCGACGAAGAGGAGCGGGCCAAGGCTTTCCTGACCGTCACATCGGAGATCGAGTCGAAGTTCGACAACGACCTCCAGACCAACCTGACCAACCGCCAGAAGCGGGTGATGGCAGCCGAGATATCGGAGACGGTCAACCGGATTGGCGACTCGATTACACCGGAAACGGTGCAGGAGTCAGGCCTGGCGATCATCTCCGAGTTCTCCAGAACGGCTCCGTCCGAGTCGGTTGCCCGTATCGAGGCCGGTCGTGTCGTCGAAGACGCCATCAGCCGATACAGCGTACCCGGAAGTCCGGTCACGACCTACTCGGATCGGATCAGGATGGCGAACGAACTCGCCACCTCCGACTGGTACAGCGGCAACGCCGCAGCACTGGCCGAGAGCTACCGATCCGCGTTCCGAACCGAGGCCAGCGAACTCGCCAGAGCCACCGTCGGCAGGCTTGCCGGTGGGATTCAGGAGCGGTCGTTTGCCGTCTTTGGTCGCCCGATCACCGAGGAGACGGCACTTGCCCTCCGTGCCTCGGATGATCCGAACATGGTCGATTCGCTTGTCGATTCGGTAATCCCCCAGTCGGATCTTCCCGAGGTGATGATCGAGCGTGAGAACCTCCGTGCCGGGATCACCGAGCGTGTGAACAGAGGCCGGATCGAACTGGACCGTCTTCGGGTTGAGGTGTCGGACGAGGAGATCGAACTCTCCAAGGTCCGAGGCGGGGTGTTCGGTGCCGACTACGAGAAGGCATACAAGGCATCCTCGCTGTGGCAGCTTATGAACGGCCATCCGGAAGCGTCAACTCCGGAGTTCCAGACCAAGGCGGCACAGGACGCGGCACTGTTCTTCAACGGCACGGTCCCCAACGCCATGACGGAGGATCTCGCCAACGGTCTTCGGTCAACCAACCCGAAGGCCGTACAGTGGACGCTGAACATCCTGAAGGCGGTTCCTCCGGGCGTAAGCGGTTCCGCGTTCACCCAACTGTCAGGCATCGACGGCAAGAACGCCGATGTCTCGATCGCAGCCAAGGCCACGCTTCTCATGTCCCAGTCGGGCCGTGTGGTTGACGAGGTTGACTTCTTCAACCAGTACCGTCAGGCACTCGGAACCTACGCCGAGTTCGTGTCCAGAGGCGACATCAACAACCGAAGCCAGCTTCCGATCGAGCAGGAACTGTACAAGGCAGTCGTCGGCGGAACCGAAGCGGTAGGTGCGATATCAAAAGAGGATCAGTTCGATCCCGCTTCAGCCGCACTGCTTCGGTCACTGGTTGCGTTCAAGCTCCAGCTTCCGATCTCTCAGGAAATGAATCGGGCCGATGTCATCAACAACACGGTTGCCGAGGTCGGTGCCTGGGGTCTGAAGTTCGTCAGGAACGGCAAGACCATCAGTCTCGTCAAGGATGTCCACAATCACCTTCCTGATTGGATGGTCGATTCAGAAAAGGTCCGGACCGCGGCTATGTCGTGGGTCGAGCAGAACCAGGACGAGATCCTCCGCGTTCTCGACAACAACCGGATTCGCCGTGCCGAGCGTGAGTCGATCGCCGAGGGCGTTCCATTCGAGCAGAAGCTACGGTCCCTTGACCGGAGCTATGCGAGCGGGGATCGCCTGAATCCTGACTTCATGTCACGGATGGACTTCTTCCCAATCACCGATTCCCTTCAGCTTCAGATGCCGAGAGGATCGGCGGGTGCCGGTGTGCCGTTCCGTATCTTCGTGGACGGCCAGCAGATCGACACCTTCAACGACTCCCCGTTCTCCTCGGTGGTCATTCCGGACATGAACCAAGAGTACCGTCGGGCAACCGCACGGTATTCGCTTGACCTGAACCTCATCGACGGACTCCGTCGGCTTACCAACGAAACCCCGCTTGGCGTCTGGACCGGAGTGAGGTTCCTTCCTCCGCCGGTCGAGAACACCAACACATTCGTCGTCAGGACACAATGAGCAGAACAGACGCCTTCACTCTCGCAGATCCCCAATGGTTCAAGCAGGAGTTCTCCAACGGCTCCGAAGATCCCTTTGGCGGTGCGGCACCACGCTGGCTTGAGGGAGGCGTTCCGACCTATGTACCCCCGACGGAGCGAACAACTCTGCTGGGGGATTGGCTGAACCGATCCCAATACTGGGCCGACCAGAACTCTTGGCTGAACACCCTCTCTTGGGGTCAGTCCATCTCGTTCGCTCTCGGGTTCGGAGACAGGTACGAGGAGTCACCGGCGGACATCGCCAAGGGCTCCATCTACGATCCGGGACTCGACTACGACTCCCTTCCGGAAGGCACCCGTCGGATCTTCGAGCGGAACGGTTTCAGCCGCGAGGCCGTGACCAAGTCCGTGAAGACTCCGGGCGGGTTCGCCAACTGGACGGCTGATGTCACCCGCAAGATCGAGGTCCAGACCGACATCGAGGCGATGGATTCCGAAGCCGGGTTCGCCCGGTACGCATCGACCAAGCTGGGCTCTGCCCTGTTCAATGTCGTCGGTGCCGATCCCACGAACATCCTGACCTTCGGTGCCGGTACGGTACTGAAGGGAGCGGGCTTCGGCGTCAAGTCCACCACCGCATCCATCCTCGCCTCGGGCGGCGGATGGGGTGCCGTCGGCGGGGTCGATGCCTTCGATGCCGAGGTGCGATGGAACATTGCCCACGGCGTCATGGACTGGGAGGATGTCGAGGCACTGGACTACCTGGGTGCTGCCGGTACGGGCACGGCCATGGGACTTGCCATCGGTGCGATCCCCGGCTACATGCACTACCGGAAGTTCGGGTGGTCCGGCCCTTCCGCTGCGGCTGTGACCCAGCAGGGTTCCACTCCTCCCAGTCACCCTATGACTGCGGCCATGATGGGCGACTACCACGCCTCCCGTCTGGCACTGAAGGAGTCTCTGGTCGAACGCTTCGGCGACGACTGGCGTCCATTCCGTTTCGTGCTGGAGCCCCGTGCGTTCGGCATGACGGAGAGCGAACACCTCTCGTTCATCCGATCTCTCGCAAAGCGGGTGGACGAATACCGTCCCACCTCAGACGAGTTCATCGGATGGCTTGACCCCAACGGTGTCCGGTCCAAGAACGACCTTGACCTTGGCGACTACCGTCTCTTCCGTGAGTCGGTCATCAGCCAGCGTCTCGGCCAGAACGCAAACGACCAGATCAGCCGGGTTGTTGAGGCACGGTACGGCAAGAACGCGGACAAGTTCTCGTTCCTGACCGACACCGAAGTGACCTCCCGACTCGGCTTCACCGACCAACAGCATGTCCTTGACTGGCTTCAGACCGCCGGATCTCGTGACTTCAACGATGTCCTTCGGTTCCGTCGCCCGGACGAGCGGCTCCTCAACCTTCAGGGAGAGTATCGCCAGTCCTACGACCGTCTGGTGAAGACGATCGAGAAGGCTGACCGCCGGAAGCTGGGCAGCAAGAAGATCGAAACCGATGTCCCCGCTTTTCGTGGTGAGGACATTAGCGTTCGCATCGTTTCGCGGGAACGAGGCATCCGCCTCACCCCGGAGCAGCGTCGCCAGGCGTTCAAGCAGCCGTTCTCCGGCGGACCCGAGATGGTCGGAAACCGAATCCCGGATCTCACTCCGGAGCGGGTTCCGAACATCACGGCCACCCGTGCGGTCGAGGCTCTTGATGTCGCGATGCGGCAGAAGGAAACCCTCGAATCCCAGATTCACAACCTGAAGCGGGTGATCGACTCGGACAACACCCTCCTGAACCGTACAGGTCTGAAGAAGATCCTGTCCGTCAAGGAAGGCAAGCTGGCCGAGGTCGCTGCCCGCATCGAGAAGGCGGAGCGGAAGCGTGTCCGAGAGGCCAATCTCGGATTCAACCGACCCAACGCATCCCCGGCACTGGCCCGTCAGGCCGACGCCATCCGCCGGAAGATGAGTCAGCTTGACCCTGTGAGGGACGCCGACCGGATCGCCGATCTCCAGAAGCGTATCCGGAACATCGAGATCCGTCAAACGATCTCTCCTCGACAGGCAATCAACAATCCATCCACATCACGATCGGCTGTGGGCATTCAGACCAAGTTCATCCAGTCGGTCAACCGTCTGGAATCCCTACGCAATCAGGTCAAAAGCCTGAGCAGCGTGATGGAGAGCGATCCGGCTGCGTTCACCAAGACCCAGTCCAAGATCCTGAACGACCTGAACGCCCAGATCGGGAAGCTCAAGAAGCAGATTCAGCGCGAGTTCAGCTACGATCCGGACTCCAAAGCATCGATTCGCTCCAGACCGTCTAGGACGGCTTCTGCTGCGTCCGGAGCCGAGGAGGCTACCCAGACACCCCTGAGCATCTCGGACGCCGTAGCGAGGCGTATAGACGACCTGGAGAGGAACGGCGACGATTGGGCCGTCCAGCGGGGAATGACACTGCTGAACGACATCGGGAACCTTCCCGTAGCACGGCTTCTGACGAACCTTGCCCGACGGGCGATGTTCAGCCGAACCGGCCAGATCAAGACACTGTTCAACGGGCTGTTCGAGGAGATCCGCTACCTGTCACAGATGGCGGATAACACCCACATCCGGAACATCGACACCAAGCGGGGAACATCACTGCCGTCCATCTGGCTGGTGAAGTCCCGAGTCATGCGGAAGTACGAGTCTCTCGTGACCGCACCCGTCCGGGCACTGGCAACCAAGCTGGGGACGGACATTGCCGAGGCCAACTCGGCTGTTCTCCGGGTTCTCCGAGGCGGGACCGATTCCCGTCCGGAGGTCAACGCGGTGGCCGACGGCATTCGCCAGATGACCAACCGGGTCGGCGAGGACGGCGTCAAGTACGGCGTCTTCACCAACCTGCTGAAGGACTTCGTTCCCCGAGTCCACCGGGCAAGCGTGGTCAACTCCCCCAATGCCGGGTTCGTCGATAAGCTGACCGCCGTCCTCGTCAGGAAGTGGTCGGCCAAGACGGACATCAACCGATCGGTCGCACTCGACCTCGGCTGGTTCGCCAACACGGCTGACGGAATGGTTGTCACCGAGGCGGGACAGCGGGTCGGAATCACCGAGGCCATGCCCGAGGTGTCCGGACTCACCCCGTCAGGTCAGGCCGCGTACTCCAGGCAGCTTGAGAAGACCATGCGTCGGGTGTCTCAGGACGCCAAGGCACGCATGACCGGATCGGAGCAGGTCGTCATGGACGAGATGAACCAACCCCAGGTTCTCACGGCCAACGGACGGACCATCGCGACAAAGCAGCGAATGTTCGACGACGATGTGTTCGACGCTCCCGAACTTCAGGAGTTCTGGGAGACGGACCTCGCCACGATCTACCACCACTACATGAGCAACACCGGCCTTCGGGTCGCCGTCGCCAAGCGTCTCAACGAGGAGTTCGGCGTCAACATGACGCTGAAGGATCTCCTGAACGAGACGAAGAAGCGTGTGTACGCCAAGGTGAAGGAGATCAACGATCCCCGTGTCCAGCGAGACACCGAGGAGGCGTTCGCCGTCATCGAGAACAAGTTCGACACCATCCTCGGCAACCGACCGTCTGCCCACACCAACGCCGCACTCAGCCCCCATCTCCTTGAGATCGGCATGAATGTGGCAAGGACTGGATACGGCGGTCGCTGGGGAGCCATGTCGCTCCATCAGGAGCATCTCGGCCAACTCTTCCGGGCACGAAGTTCTAAGGAGTTCGGTCGATCGGTTGCCAACGCAATCGCTTCCCTCTTTACCAAGTCGGACGACAAGACAAGAATCCTTGCCGATGTCGGGTTCGCCACGGAACTGTACGAACACAGCGTCCGTCACGCCATGTCGTCCTCGCTGGACGAGGTGGCAAGCGAACTGACATGGTGGGAGCGTGTCGCCTCGTCCTACAAGAAGGTGGCGAAGATATACCGTGGCGACGAGATCGTTCCGGACACCGCCGGTGGCGGAGGCGTAGGACGGATCGTCGATACGGCCAAGGCACTGACCAACGCAACGGCCACCACCACCGTCGAACTCGGTGGGCTCCGGTTCTTCACCGGTGCCGCACGAGTCTCACGCATTATGAATGTCCAGGGCCGTCTGATCGACGACCTTGACAAGCTGAAGCAGGTGGTGAAGCGTCTCGAATCCATTGATGTCAACTCGATGGGGCCGAGGGAACGCAACGCGATGTGGCGTAGGCTGGCCGCCGACAACGGACTCGATCCGGACGACCTGATCCAGATGAACGCCCGACGGCTTCTCGACAACGAGTTCCTCGACCTGATGTCTCAGGCACGGGGCGAACTTAGTCTCGATCGTCGCGGCGGTCGGTGGTATCTGGACGAGATCCGGTTCGCCGACGAGAAGACCCAGCAGCGGTGGGAGCGTCGCTACGACGACTTCGCCGACTATCTGGTTGAGGCGGTTGACGAGGCCGTGGTCAACCCGCGACCTTTCCTCCGCAACACGGACGCGATGCACTGGACGGACTTCATGCTCAACGAGATGCAGTCGTACGCCCGTGCGTTCGGCTCCGGCCTCGCCTACCGGGCGGTGAACCAGATGTCCATCCCAAAGATGGTCCGCATCATGGTCGGGTTCGCGTTCGGCGAGGCACTAGCCAAGACACTGCTGGGAGTCGCCGAGGGTCGCATGACCACCGAGGAGGCCCAGCGTAGGTGGACCGAGGAATCGGACACGATGGCCTACAGGACGATCACCGGCATCCCGTTCCTCGGGGTTTGGACCGGAGTCGGCATGGAGGCACTCGGAGCGATCTCCGCAGCCACCAAGGGCGAGCGTACCGGACGGCCTCCGCAACTGTTCGGATCCACGCCGATGACCTCTCTATTCCAGCAGTTCTCCAGCGGCTCGATCTCCACATACGACGACCTCATCAACGGAGAGGAGATCGACGGCAACAAGGTCGCACCATTCCTGAACCTCATCCCCGGATGGGGAGCATGGTGGTTCCAGGCCGGTCTGACCGGAGCAGGACTCAATCCACGCACACCCAAGGAATGACACATGGCCCTGAGTTTCGTAACCCATCCAGCCGACGGCGTGGATGTCAGCTTTTCGTATGCGGCACTGGCCGGGAACCTGCTTGATCCAAGCTACTCTCCGGTGTCGGCACAGCTTGTGGTCTATGTCGATGGCGTCGCACAGACGCTCACGACCGACTACACCGTTGACACCGGCAACGAGGAGATTGATTTCGTCTCCGCCCCGGCCAACGGGACGACGGTCAAGATAGCCCGCGAGATGGACCGTGAGGAGCTTGCCTTCGACTGGCAGGACATCACGACCCTCACGGCTCTTGACCTCTCGACCGCAGACAAGCAACTGTTCTACCTTGTTCAGGAGATCATCGACGACATCGACGACTCCCTGACCAAGGGCGATGACGGCAACTGGGACGCCGAGGGTCTTCGGATCACCAACCTCGGAACGGCGGTCAACTCCACCGACGCCGTCACGCTGGCCCAACTGAACGCCGCCGTCAGCGGGGTTCTGCCCGCAACCGTAACCGGGTACGGGGTCTACACCGCCACCGCAACCGGAGGCCAGACGACCTTCTCCCTGACCGGAGGACCGTCCTCGCGGACGACCGCCGACTATCTGGTGTTCGTCAACGGACTCCAGCAGCAGGGCACGACCCACTACACGGTCACGACCGGCACTCCGGATTCCATCGTATTCACCACCGGCCTCGCCCTGAACGATCGGGTCGAGGTCCGGTGGACGACGGGAGTCATCGACGCCGAACTTGCCGCTTCGGCTGTGGGCACATCGGCAATCGCCGACGGTGCCGTGACCGAGGCGAAGATCGACGGCACCGGCGGAACCAACAAGCAGGTTCTCCAGACCAACGGAACCGTTGCATCCTTTGCAACGCTTGACGCAACATACATCTCGAACTTCGACACGCAGGTTCGGACCAGCCGTCTTGACCAGATGGCCGTTCCCAACTCGGCCCTGTCGATGAACTCGCAGAAGATCACCAATCTCGGCACCCCGACGGCCAACACCGACGCTGCGACCAAGGCGTATGCCGACGGCCAGTCAACGGCTGGCATGTACTACCAGAACCTCCAGTTCACGGGCAGTACGGCCAGCATCTCGATCAACCCCGGATTCTCTCCGCGAGTCGTGATGATGTCGTCCAACAGCGGCACAGACGACTGGAGCGAGACGGCGATCTTCACCGGCGACGGTTCGGCCTACACCTACACCCACGATGCGGTCGATTACACCGTCACACGGGTGTCCTCGTCCGAGGTCACTGTGGCCCGCAGCCCGGCTTCCGGCTCGTTCAACATCCGCACCTTCACCCTGAGAGATCCGTAATGGCAGTCCAGCAGATCACATCCGCACAGGTTTCTGGCGGATCGGGAAGCGGTGCAGCCACCGCAGTCTATCAGGTCACATCGGGAACCAACGCAGGGACCGTCACCGTGTCGTCAATCCCGTTCTGCGTCGGTCAGATCACGGTCGAAATCGACGGGTCATACCAGTCCGGAACCATCTGCGTCGCGAACTCCTCAACCAAGAACAACTCGACATCTACCAGACGGAGCGGCGTCATTGCCGTGACCGCCACCGAGCAGGTGTTCTTCGAGGCAGACCGCACCGCGTTTTCGACCACATGCGACATCACCATCCGCATGCGGCGGATCGGGTTCTCTTCCTTTAGCGGAAACGACATCAGCATCGGATCCATCAACTCCAACCCGGAGTTCCCGAACTCAACGGTCGTCCGCGTCTTCTGCGTCGAGGACAAGACATGATGACCGAACTTCTCCAACTCATCGCCATCATCGGCGTCTTCTACGGTTCGTGGAAGCTGGACGCAATCCAGCGGACGCTGGGTCAAGTGCTGACGATCCTTGAATACCACAAGGAAGACCTGGCGACACACGACAAGGACATCAAGAACCATGACGAGAGAATCGCAAGAATCGAAAGAGACGGACGCACTGACCCTGGCCCGATTCGGGGTGGCGGTCTGCGTATCCAGACTCCTTGACGGCGAGGGTCCGGCATGGGCTACGGCCCTGTTCAACGGACTGCCCAAGCTGGAAAAGCTGGGCGGAACCCTTCCGCTGCCCGATGAGATCATGGAACAGATCGAGAAGAAGATCGGCGAGTCCGAACTGAGGCTGAAGGGCCGTGAGGCTCAGTGAGACAAGGCTCCGCGAGTCGTTCCCCGACTTCAGCCGGATGGTCTGGGCCTATCTGGGGCTTCCTCCCCCGGACTGGCTCCAGACCGACATCGCGGAGTATCTCCAGCACGGACCCAGGCGACGGTTCATCTGCGGACTGCGAGGCATCGGCAAGTCATACCTGACCTGTGCCTATGTGGTCTGGAGGGCCTGGAACAGATCGGACCTCATCACCGTCGTGAGGTCCGGTGCCGCTGAAAAGGCCAAGGACAATGTCAAGCTCATCAAGGGCATCATCACCTCCATACCGATCCTGGCCCCGCTGGTGCCGAAGTCGAACGAGGGGATGGACAACGACCTGAAGCAGGAGGACGGTGCGTTCCGCTTCGATTGGGGCACCAAGAGGTTCGCCACCAAAGACCCGTCCGTTGCCGCATACGGCATCGGCGGCACATCGGTCGGTTCGCACCCGGACCTCCACATCGACGACGACATCGAGACTCCGACCAACGCACTGACCGTGCCCGCACGGAAGAAGCTGCGTACCCTTGCCATCGAGCGTGAGAAGATGCTCCGTGACAAGGAAAACGGAGAGATCGTGGTGCTGGGAACATTCCAGACACTCGACTCGATCTACAAGGAAGACCTCCAGTTCTTCGACACCCGGTTCTATCCGGCGTGGTATCCGAAGGCCGGAACCCTCCCGCACAAGCATCTGGCCCCCGTCCTCATGGAACGGCTCAGGGAAGATCCCTCCCTTGAGGACACCCCTACCCTGCCCGAGAGGTTCCCGGAGGCCGACCTTCTGCTGGACGAGGCTCAGGACAAGGCAGGCCACGCCTGTCACATGAGACTGAACCCGGACCTCGGGGATCAGGAGCGGCATCCGCTCAAGTGCCGGAACCTGTCAGTGATGACGGTCAACCCCGGCATCGGTCCAATGACGGTCCTGTGGGGCAGAGAGAAGACCGTCCCAATCAAGTGTCCCGGATTCGGGGACGACTGTTTTCACTCACCAAGCCATGTCTCCGACCAGTACGCCCCCTACCAAGGCAGCGTCATCGTGGTCGATCCGTCAGGCAAGGGGAAGGACGAGACGGCATGGGCGGCAGGGTTCCACCTGAACGGGAACATCTACTGCCCAGCCGTCAACGGACGACAGGACGGACACTCGGACAAGACCCTTGAGGCGATCGTAGAGGACGCCAAGAGACTTGAGATCCGGACCATCATCGTCGAGCCCAACTACGGCGGAGGCATGTTCACATCCCTCCTCCAGTCAAAGGCACTGGCGATGGGGTGGCAATGCTCCGTCACCGACGGGACATGGGCATCAGGTCAGAAGGAACTCCGGATCATTGGGGCACTGGAACCGGCCCTGAACCTGCACCGGGTCATCATCGACCACTCCGTAGCCCAAGACACCCGGCTCATGTACCAACTCACCCACATCACCCGTGATCGTGGGTCACTGGAACACGACGACCGGATCGAAGCCTTTGCCGACATGGTCCGACACTTCTCAGACCTCGTGGTACTGGACCAGAAGAAGAGACTCAAGGAAGCACAGGAGGCCGAGGTCAGAGCCATGTCCCGACAACTGGAACGGGATGTCTCCAGTCCCAAGGCCGGAAGATGGGTCGTCAAGTCAGCAATGCCCAAGAACCCCAAAAAGGTCATCCGGTGGTGCTGATAGGTGCCCAATAACCCGGACCCTCCATAAGCCCGTATACGCCCCGTAGAGCCGTCCCAGTTCAGACCCTCCGGACATACCACCGGAAGGTTGGGACGCCTCTACGGGGCCTTCCCGTGGCTTATACGGGATGCTGGATGGGGGACCGGCAGCAGAGACGGCACTGAGTGAGAGTAGGAAGGTCTTGGCTGGGGGATTTACCTGTGAGGGGAACTGGCCGGTGGTCGCGGATTTTGGGGCGGGATGCTGAACCGCTGAACCGCCACGGGGGACCCCCCTGCCCCCACACAGGCACCCTGGGGTCTTTGCCCTACGGTCCGCCACTGGGGTTATCGCCCCGGAAGCGGCTATGGGGCGGATTCCCTCGCGTGAGGGGTGGGCCCGTGGTGGCACCCTTACGAGGGGATGGGGAACCTATGGGGGCCTAAGGGAGCCTATGGATGGCTAGGGAGGGCTAGGGAGGGCTAGGGAGGGCTAGGGAGTCTGATACGGGATGAGGGGAGATAGAACGAGATAAGACAGTCTGGGAGGGGCCATAGAAGCCTATGGGTATCTGCCCCACAGCCTTTTTGCCTACCCCACCCTCCAGCCTTTTTCCATAGGGTCCTATGGGGTATCCCCCACAACCCAAAGCGGACATGTCGATCTAGGGCGTCTTCCTGGTAGGCTAACGCCTACCAAAGAATCTTGCAAGAATCCCGACAAAGTGTATTGACAACCGACGGAATGGACGATATAGTCCACGCATCGCCCAATGGGCGGAAAGGATTGACAGATGCCCAAGTATAGGATTATCTCTCTGGATGTTTGGGGTAACGCCGAAGACGGATGGGAAGTGAACGCGGCGTATAACACGAGTCACATTGTAGAGATTGCCGACGAATCCGACGCTGCTTCAGTTGTTGACGCCCTGATCGACTACGGGTATCTTTCGGAGAAGACCCGTTCAGCGGGCATCGAATGGACAGGCGAGGATTGCATCCAAGTTGTTTCATGTGATGGAATGCCCCTCTGTGATCTTCGGAAGGATTGAACAATGAAGACTGTAACGACGAATCTGTACGCTTTCTCGGAGTTGTCGGACACGGCAAGGCAATACGCAATCGAGCGGGAAAGGGAGTCGAGACAATCTCACGGGACGCCTTGGACCGAAGAGACTATCGACTCTCTGCGGAAGGCTCTGGACCTTTTCGGGTGCTCGGCTATATGGACGGTTGGTTCATCCCATACTAGCGTCCGGAACATCGGCCTTCCTTCGCTGGACGAAGACTGCACCCCGCTGTCTTTTGTGGTCGATGCTCTTAGGGGCATCGGTTGCACAATCGACGGGGATACTCCGACATTCCCCGGTGACTGCAAACTCACTGGGTACTGTGCCGATGAAGACCTGTTGCAGGCGTTCTACGAATCCGTTCTGGAAGCCGGGAACAAATACGATCCGGAATCCATTCTGCGGGACGCGGTTCGCGACATGATCTACAAGGCCGGAGACATTCTTGAGGCCGAAGAGGAGCACTACATGTCAGACGAAGACATTGTCGAGCACTTGGAATGTCTCGGAGAAATCTTCGCTTGTACGGGGAATAGGATAGACTGAACACCCCGCGTCGATAGGGTGAAACCGTTCGACGCGATTCGCTCCCGCGATTGTCGCGAGAGATAAGCCCCGATTGTGAGATACCGCCATGCCCGAGAAACGTGCTATGTACTGCCAGCCGTATTTGGAACCACGCCCTATCGACTCTTATGATCTAGCGTGCGAGCGATACCGCTACGCCGAGACTGCGGAAGAGCGAAGAGACGCCCGCGATGAGATTGTCTCGGGCTTTGATGAGCGATACCACAGCGAGGCGATAGCTCACGCATGGACGGCCGGAGAACGGGTCCGCAAGTATCGCCGCTTTGTCTAACCATTCCGCCCGCGATCGGGGAACCGATTCAGGGCGATTAGAGACGGGTTGTCCGTCTCACTCAACCGATAGGAAAAACAGCCATGCACTACACCGGGATCATCCACGAAGCCGCATCCATCGAAACCGGCCGGTACGCAATGAACGGGATCGGAATATACCCTCCGAAGGACGGACGGCAAGCCGTCGCCGCAACGGACGGCCGTATCCTCGCCGTCACGCTCGGAGAAGGCGAACCCGTTCAGCCTGGGGTTTACACCGCACCGAAGGGAAGAGGAAAGGCGTATTGCATCGTCGAGAAGAGCGGCGTCACGCTCTGCGGTGCTGGGAAGGACGAGACAGTTGCGAGGAGCAAGGCTTACGACGCAGGCACTGTCATGCAGCGGATTGAGGGTACATTCCCGCCGGTCGATGCCGTCGTCAATCCGGACATCTACGGCGAGGAATCCCGCAGCGTCACGCTGAACGCGGCGTACCTGCGATCGCTGGCCGACGCGATCGGGGATGATGTCGTCACGCTAACTTTCCCGAAGGACTACGCAAAGCCGATCGCAGTCACTTCCGCCAGCCGTCCGGATTCGTTCGGTCTGATCATGCCAGTCAAGGCGGAGGACCGGAACATCGGCGGAGAGATTCGCCGGATCATGCGGTATCTCGCTTGACCAGGACCGGATCGCCAATACACTGAACCAGTCCCCAGCCGGAAGGCTCGGGGCCGGATTGACTGGAACGACACAAACCAACCACGAAAGGACAGCCATGCTTCAGGCCATCGTTTGTAAGTACCATGGACCGACCGACACGCGAGGATCACGGATCAGGGCAACCGCCCGTGGTGGGTCGATCACGATTCACATCGACAACGCGAAGAACATAGACGAGAACGCGGCGGATGCTGCCCGGATGCTGGCCGTGAAGATGGGATGGGATAATGCCCGCGTCGGTGGCGTTCTGCCCGACGGTTCGTATGTGTTCGTTCTCGTGTGACAAACAAACCCCAAGGAAAAACAGATGAACTATACGACGCGAGCCGAGTACATGGACGGTACCGTAACTTTTGAACAACACTACGGGCAGTTCGTGGAGATGTTCGGAGAGAATTCGGTTCGGAGCCTGCTACCAAGTGGGGCGAGGACAATGGAAGAGGCGGCGGCTGCACTGGCAGAGGACGCCCACTTCAACCGCATTCCTCTGGCGAGGTGGGATGCAATGCACCTCTTCGTACGGGAACATGCCCAACTGCTCTGGCACCGCAACAGGGAAGCATTCAACGCAATGCAGGGATTCGACAAGGATAATGACAAGTTCTGTTGGTCGCTATCTGACAGCGTGTGTGTCCTCAAGTGCTGTGCTAGGCGTTTGGCTCAGAGTCAGTGACCCAACCCTCAGCCCCATTCGGAGATCTACAATGGCAAAAGCAAAGGTATATCACGACGGCGACGCCGTCACGATCTTGTTTGAGGGGAAGAAGTCATCCCCAGAGCCGTCTACAGGCATCATCAAGTTCCCCGGCGGTCATGTTGAGGTTAGCCGATGCAGTGATGGGAGCTACTGGGCTCATCTGGAGGTCGGCGTTGGAAAGGTGATCGACAGTCGGATTGATTGGGCACGGTGCGACAACAGACGCGACCCGATCACAACGGGCTCGGTCGCTGACTTCCCCGACGCTGACCTAATCCGCCATGTTGCTATCCGATTGGGCAAGTCGGACACCTGACCTCCCGCCCGCGCCGCCCAACGGCGACGCCGGGCGCTTCGCGGGGACGGTCCCCGCTCGCCTTTCACGATTGGAACCCATGCGAATCACGATCACAATCAACTGCGACAACGACGCCTTTGGCGACTCTCCCGAGGAGTGCGCCGCCGAAGTCAACGCGATACTGCGGAGACTCCAGCGACACCCCGCCCAGGGTAGCTATTACCTCGTCGGCGACTCTGGACCCGTCCGAGACTCCAACGGCAATACCGTTGGGTTTCTCACCGTGGAGCCTGAATAATGGAATGGGCGCAACTGTGCTACGCCTTGCTCATCCTCGTATTCGGTGCTGCGGTTTTCTGCGGGCACTGGCGCGAGCCGGAAAACTGAACCAGGGGGAACCTATGCCTATGAACCGAGAATGGACGCCCGCCGGAGTGGACGCCGCCGAAGCTGCGATCCGCAGGCAAGTGCGCGCCGACGCCGGGCTGGACGATGCCGAGCTTGCCGCGATGCTCGACGATATGGAATGGTGGGGGTACTGCGAAATCCCCAGCACGCGGTCCGTGGACGGCATCACGCATCTTGTGGCCGCCCAACATTCGTGGTTCGTGACCGCCTGACCCACCGCCCCCGCCGCCTGACCGCGACGCGGGCGATTCACAAGGAGTTCCCCATGACCGAGAGCGAAGCATCGACCATTTCGTTCGAAAAGCTGTCCCGGCTGCGATCCGCTGCCCGCAAGGCTGGAGACTCCGCCACGCTGTCTCTTCTGGACCGACGCAAGGCGTATCTTGAGTCTCGGAACCTTGCCATGCTGGCGGTGTTCGCATCCAACCGAGCCACCGAGGTTGCCGTGTTCCGGATGACGGTTGCGGAGCGCTTCCGCTACTGGGCGTCACTCGGGCTCAGCCACGAGGGGCTTGCGCCGTGCGTGTCCTGATCGCGTGCGAGTTCTCCGGAACGGTCCGTGATGCGTTCATCGCTCGCGGGCACGACGCGGTGTCGTGCGACCTGCTGCCGACCGATTCGCCGGGTCCGCACATCGTCGGCGATGTCCTATCGGTGCTGTCCGACGGCTGGGACCTGATGATCGCTCACCCGCCTTGCACCGATCTTGCGGTGAGCGGAGCCCGGCACTTCGCAGCGAAGCGTGCCGACGGCAGGCAGCAAGCGGCACTGGAGTTCGTGCGTCGGCTGATGGATGCACCCATCCCTAAGCGGTGCATCGAGAACCCCGTGTCCGTGATCTCGTCGGCCATCCGCAAGCCGGACCAGATCATCCAGCCTTGGCAGTTCGGGCACCCCGAGGCAAAGGCTACCTGCCTGTGGCTTCACGGGCTTCCGAAGCTGGAGCCTACCCAGGTTCTCGCGGTCCCGGAGTCGGGACGATGGCAGAATCAAACAGCCAGCGGACAGAACCGGCTAGGCCCTTCGCCTGACCGTTGGAAGATCCGAAGAAAGACCTACCAAGGCATCGCCGAAGCGATGGCCGCACAATGGGGATAGCAATGCAACAGACCCAACCCACAACCAAACCTGCCCGACTTGATCGTGGCTCCCGCATCGCCTTCTGGTATCGCCCGTTCAAGGGCCGATCCTACCGTGTGTCCGCCCGAGTCAGGTCGGACGACGGCAACACCGTGACCGTTGACCGTATCTCCAACTGGTCAGCGGATGCCATCCTCATCATCCCCCGAAAGGACATCATCGCATGATCCAGGTAGAACCCTTCGCCCCACCGTGGGGCAACGACGAGACCGTAGCCGATGCTGCCAGGGTTTCGTTCGCCAAGCGGGCATCGCTGTTCGTGCCCGAGCTGAATCACAAGCTCATCCGATACCTCGCCAAGAATCGGCACTGGTCACCGTTCGCCCATCCGGCGGCGTCGTTCCGGATCACCGCCCCCATCTTCGTTGCTCGCCAGTTGGCAAAGCATCAGGTCGGATTCGCTTGGAACGAGGAGAGCCGACGGTACATCGACGATCGAGCCGACTTCTACGCCCCGGAGGCTTGGCGAGAGCGACCGCAGGGAGGAATCAAGCAGGGTTCCGGAGGGGCCATGCCGCCCAACGCACAGGAGACGGCAACCTCTTGGATGGAGCACGCATACGAGGCATGCGAGCAGGCGTATTCGCAGATGCTCGTGGCCGGTGTGGCTCCGGAGCAGGCCCGAATGGTTCTGCCGCTGGGATGCTTGACATCGTGGATCTGGAGCGGTAGCCTGTACGGGTGGGCTAGGGTCTGCCGCCTGCGGCTGGACCCTCACGCCCAGGGTGAGACTCGGATCGTGGCCGAGAAGATCGCATCCCACATGCGGGAATGGTTCCCGGTTTCGTGGGCTGCACTGACCGAAAGGACCGAAGATGCCGATTGACACGGCTTACTATGAGTGGTGTGAGGAGGTGGCCCAAGTCTGCGACAAGACCTACGGTTACACTCCCTTCGCATGGGCACAGGAGCACAACGACGGGGACGAGCACCGCATCCATTTGCTCGACTCCATACGATCCGCATTGAAAGCAGGCTGGAAGAAGCGGACAAGTCCGGCAGTCATGGCTTCATGGCTCGGCGACACTGTCTTCGGCGAGAACCCGTGGAAGGAGGAAGGGCATGCGTGATCTGCAATCCGAACTGTCACGATCCATCTACATCGGGGAGCACGGGGAATATCACGATGTCGAGATGACGCTCGACGACGGCGAGACTTCCGTCATCACCTTCAAGGTCACGGGCCGTGAGGTCTGGGAGAACGGGACCGTCTACATTGAGGACCCGGAGGTTACCATATCGGACATCATCGCAGACCGGGAACTCACTCCGGCTGAGATTGACCGGGCTCGCAAGCTCGGGGATGAGGAGAGCGAAGGATGGATCTGAACCGATCAATCAGGGACGCATACCATGCAGCGGAGTCCGTTCTGCGTGGCCAGGCGGTCAAGGGAAAGACCGCCGACGACATCGCACAGGAGCGGGCCGTTCGCGTCTGGAAGGGAGCCGATCCCAACTACGCCGCACACAACGCAGACGCCGACGCTCGGTCCCTGCTGGCCCGTGCTGCCCGCCAGTCCGGACTGTCCGCACGGTGGAAGCGTAGGGGTCACGAGCAATACGCATCCTCGGATCGGATGGACTTGGCTGCGAAGGCATGCTATGATCCGACCATGTCGGTTGACATGGACGACGCCATCCGATCGCTCGGGGCGGAGGGGGAGAAGGTGATCCGCGTCTACATGCGGAACGACTGCAACGCCAGGCGGGCAAGCCGGGAGTTCCGGATTGACTACACCGCATACTGGCGTATGCTGAGGGTGTACCTCGAACAACTGAAAGGCATCTATGTTTGACTCAACGCCGCTGGCAAGGAAGATCCGAAAGGAAAATGTGGAGATGGTCGCAGACCTACTCCAGAAGGACGGGCTCCAGGCATGTGCCAAGACCGTTCGCGAACTCCTCGAAGACTTGGAGTTGGCAGAAGCCACGCTCAGGAACATCAGCCGAGAGATCCGCAAGCTGGAGGACATGAAGCCATGACCACGCAACAGACCCTTACCGAACTTCTCGCCGCCATCGAGGCGGCGGAGGAGACTAGCAATGGATGATCTGATCGCCGAGATCGACCGGCTGCACGCGGAGGCCACGCCGGGGCCGTGGCGGCTGTCCGCAGGCGGCTGCTACATCGACGGAAAGGATGGCGAGGTAGCCGTTTGCTCGTCCGTGTGTGACGGTCGGCTGATCCATGCCCTGCTAAGCAACTGGCCCGCGATCCGCGACCGGCTACGGGAGGCAGAGCGCCGAGCTAAGGCGTTGGATGAGGAACTGCAATCCGTCCTCGCCGACTGGAATGCCGCTCGCGCCGCCTCCGGATCGCGAACGAACGGAGGCCTCGTCGGCCACATCGGCGACCTGGCTCGCCGTGCGAAGGCGTTCGACGCGATCGCGAGCAAGGCAGTGGCGATCCAGCAGAACGGAAACCTCTTGTGGATGGCGGCTCGCAACGATGACTACTTCCCGCGGTGCGTTGATGCCGACCTCCTGACCGCCATCGAGAGCGCCCTGCGGGGCGAGGAGCAGAGCAATGGATAACAGACTGACCATCAGCCTGACGGAACTCGGCAAACTGATCGACGAGATCCTCGAGGAGCGGCAACTCTCCGCCCTGCGATCGGAACTCATCACCGCCCACGGCGAGGCTGAGGAGCGGATGCGGGAGCGGGATTCGGCCCGCGAAGCGACGAAGAACGCGCACTACTGGAACACGCAACTCTCGGCCACCCTCGCCCGCAAGCAGCGGGTGATTGATGAGGCGAAGTCGATCCTGCTGTGTGCACACTTCAACTACACAACCATCGAGAATCGAGCGGACCACCTCACGGATTCCGCAAAGTCAGCCCTTGCCGTCCTCCGCCCCGAGTCTACGCCGCCCGTTCCGGCAAGCCCTGTAGGCAAGCAACCCACAGAGCCGAGCCCTGTTGGCAAGGCGTCGCCAACGATCGAGACGGTCGCGGAGTACCTCAAGAGCGGGGAGCCGGGCAACCCTTCGGAGTTTCCGAAGAGTTCGATGTCGAATCCGCAGCGGCAGTGGAGCAGCAAGCGGCCAAGGACCCCTGCCTGCTACTCGAAGTGGTGGCAGGCGTGGATGAATGGTGACCGACGAGAAATCATCGTTCGCGACGCTGAGATGTTTAGGGTGTACCACAATGACTCAGACTGGGCAGAATGCTCACTCTGGCTGCCGTGGCAGGAAGGCGACACCAAGGACAACCTCCCGCCACTGCCCAACGCGGAGTACATGGCGAGCGGCGAGGTGCCCGGCGCGAACCTGAGCGCCCTGCTCGCCTTCAAGTCCTCGCTGTCCGAGGCGTCGGCGATCGTCGCCGAGTGGCCTGCGTGGAAGCGGGACATCCTCAAGGGCGTCCGCGAGACGCTGGAGAGCGTGCCGGACGA